ACATGCAGATTGGCCATCTGCTGCGCCTTCGAGCCGGTGCCGAGGCCGATATTGATGGTCAGGTCGTCTCTGGTTTTCCAGTTTCGCGGATCGACCGGCACCCACTGGTTTCGCAGCCTCACTACCTGCGGCTTGTCGGCGTGTTTCTTGATCGTCGCGTGCAGCAACATGAACAGGTCGCGTATTCCCGTCTCAGCGAAAATACGCGCGAGCAGCTTCACCTTGGACTGCGCGGCGTCGTAGACCTGATTGACCGCCGTTGCGCTCTGGTTCTGGAGTGCGTTGGCATCGATGCCCTGCCCGGCTTTGGTGACGCCTGTCCGCCATTCCCGGACGGCGTCGAAATACTCCAGTGCAGGGTAAATGTTTTGCGCAATATCCGGCACAACTTGCCACTCGACCGCGCCCGGCTGCTTGACCCGGACAATCGCCCCGGCGCGGTGCACGAGCAGGTCGTCTATCGTATTCGTGCCTGAAAGCGTCTCGGCCACGACCGGACGGGGGCGCAGGCTGAGATAGATATTATCCAGCGCGCCGCGCAGCATCGCGGTCTTGATCTTCATGATGTCGATTACGAGGTCCGCAACCGAACGCCCGAAGAACCTATGCGGCATCGGAACCGGCGTGATAGCCGCGAAGGGCATCGCATCCCACGGCTGCACGTCCGGCTTGCCATCCAGATTCAGGATTTCCCCGACCGACCCCGGAAGCGACCCGCCGCCCGTCACAATCCGGTAGAGTTCGGCCCGGCCGTTGCCCTCCATGTCAACCCGGATGTAGTGCTCGGTCACTTCGACAAAGCGGTCCGCGTCGTTGATATCGGCCGGCGTGTACTGGTGCTCGTTGACCGTATCGCGAGCCAATTCCTCCTGGTTCGTGTACAGCCGGTAGGTCGGTAGCGACCGGACCTGATCTTCGTCGTAGCCTTCACGAATGAGGTCTGAGACGGTGTTGGTCACTACCTTGTGGTAGCAGTAGTTCGCCTCTTGCAGGCTCGAGCGGGTGTCCCGGCCAGTGCCGAACTCCTCGGGAGGCACGCCCATGACCCGGGCGCAGGAATAATCCTTCTTCGTCTCCACGGTCACATCGTGGAATTTCATACCGGGGTAGTTCGGGTCTTCCTTCTCGGTATGCTCGACGATCTCCACATCAGGAGCCGCCGCTATCAGGGCGTATTCGTCGTCCGTCTTGTCGGTATAGGTCTCACGCTCAATGCGCTCGTGCTTCTCCCACCAGACCTTCACCACGCCGACCTTCTGGAGCAGCGCGTCCTTAATCATCTGGTACAGCACCATGAACCCGGGATTGCGGTTCATGAAAACGTGATTGACGTAATCGGTCTCTTGTTGAGCACCCCCGACATCATCCGGTCCGACCGGATCGAACTGCACCACCTCGTCTGTGCCGCAGAAAATCTCCATCAGCTGCGGCATCAGCCCTTCGACGGTATCCGACACGTCCATGGAGACGGCGGTTGATTTGCCGTCTTCGGATGGAATGTCGCGGGTAACGTCACCGCGATAGTATTCCATCGCGCGTGCGCGGTCGGACGATAGGGCAGAGGCGTCAGTGGCACCGAGGGCGGCGAAGTGCTGCGCTTCTACAAGGGCGCGCAAATCGTCGTTGTTCATCTTCGCCATTAAGTTATCCGTGCACGCGACTGCGCAGCATCAAGCGCACGCTAAATCCGCACAGCCAATCAACCGCTAGGACAGGGCGCGCAAACCAAATCAGCCACACCCCACCATTCGGGGAATACAGCCAAGGCAGAAACTTCATACGTAAACACCCTTCGGGTAGTTGATCGGACGGTTGAAGTTGGTCTGCCGCCCAGGTTCCTCGTAGCAAATCGCCATCAGGCCAAACCCGTCCGCAGCGTGGCTTGACCAGTCATGGTCAGGGCCAAGCCCGATGTTGCGAGTTTCGTCCTTTTTCTCGTGGTAGAAGCCGAGCGCGTCCCTGCCCGCTTCCGTGGTCGCCTCGTTGAACCAGCACTTCGGCATGATCCGCCGGACGGCCTCGATCCGCAGAGAGGCGGCACCTGTGCCCTGGTTAGGCACAGACGGCTCGACCTCGAAGCCAGCGTCTCTCAGATGGTCCTCGTATCGCTTGCCAGTAATGTTGTTCGCGTTCACGCCGTCATGCGGCAGACGCAGTATCGCCCGGTCGTATTTCTTTGAGCGCAGCCAAGCGACGTGCTCGCCAAGCACCTGCCCGACCGACTCGTAATAGTCCAGAACCCGGATTTCCTGCCCGACAAACTGGACAATCCAAATCACGAATGCGTCTGCATTCACCCCCGCCCCGCCGATGTCGATATAGCCCCTGATCGGCAGCAGCGGGTCGGCGGTGACGCGGCCAATCCTGTTTTCCTGCTTGGCCTGCGTCAGCAGCTTGGCGAAATACGCGCCCTCAAACGCTCTTGCATATTCGCCCTCATAAGTGTGCGGATAGCGCTCCGGGTAGCGCTCAAGCTCCGTAAGGCGCTCCTCCTCCGCGCTCTGGTTCCAGAACGGGTTGTCGCGCCAGTTGGCTGTAACAGCGACCGCACCCTTCGGCAGACCAGCCGGGCCACGAAAGAAATCATCAACCGCATCGGCCTTGCGCGTCGGGTTCCAGCTCGCCCAAATCTCCGAGCCATCCCACCGATGAATGGTCGGCCGCAGCATGGACAGTGAGCGGCCCGAGAATGCCTGCGCCTCGTCGATCCATGCCCGCTTGAAGCCCTCCAGCGACTTGACCGACTCTGCGGTGTAGTCCCGCATCCCCTTGAAGATGATTATTCCATCCTGGGGGGTTTCGATTACGTCCTTGAAGACCTTGAAGCCGTCCGCCTCACCTAGCCGGTGCTTGGCGATCTTGTCCGTGATGAGCTGCTTAGATGACTGCGCCAGGTCCTTCTGCACCTCGCGCAGACAGACCATGCGCAGCCCCTCCCCGTAGTTGCCCGGGAATGTCAGGGCATCCTCTACAGCCAGTTCACCAAAGAAATGCGACTTGCCAGAGCCGCGACCGCCGTATGCGCCTTTGTATCTCGCCGGCTCCAGCAGCGGCAGGAAAACCCTAGCCGTCTGGATTTGCAGGATCGACAATGGCCCGCTCAATGCGGCTTACGGTTCGGATCGGGTCGGCATCATCGTCGCCCACAAGGGCCTGTGGCACCTTGCCGTCCAAGCGATCACCAAGCTCCTTGATCGCCTGAATGTCGCCAGCCTCGGCTTGCTCAATGAGTTGGCGCGCTACTTTGCGCAATCCGCGCTTGTCGTCTTCCGCAAGCGCCGCGATTTCAACTCGCAGGGCTTCTCGGAAAGGCTTGGCGCGTACTTGTCCAAGGGGGTTTCCTTTAGCCATTTTTGAAAAGCTAACGCTTTGCGGCGTTTAGCGACTTCCTTTCGTTCTAGCGTCCCATCACTCCGCCCCGTAGACGGCCTAGCTTGGCCTCCGCACGGGAGCGAACACGGTCTTTCTGTTGCGCGTCAAGCTTGTTCGTCTTCGGAAGGTCCTGTAGCGCCGCGCGGGCATGAGCTTTGTCAGGAATGGGGAAAGATCGGTTCTGGCCGGCGAAGGTCGATGACGGGAGAGCCTTGCGGGTCTTAGCTGTCAGTCTTGCCATTGGCTATTCCTCTTGCTGGTCAGCAGTGATATCCGCAAAAAATCCAATAGCTTGCGTGTTGCGGTCCCTGCGCAAGCGAACGGTGCGCGGGCCATCTTCATTTCTATAACCGTCTTGGTAGGTGCGGCGGTTCTCGCGCCGAATAGGCCGACCGCTTGGATGGCGCTCGCGAACACCACGAGATTCCATTGTGGCTAAACCTTGTGACTGCTGTTCACGTGTAACATCTCATTCGCCGTTCATTTCTATTTCATGAGAGGCCGTGCGGTTACTTCACCGCAGTATCGGTATCCCTACCGAAACATCTCGGTAGTTTTGCCCTGCGCGTTTTCTAGCACGGCCCACCCAAAATGGTTGTCTGAATTGATGGCCGTATGTTCCTCAGTCGGAGTGCCGCCGACGTAGCAATCAAATCCGCCATCTTCATCCATTACGCCGACCTTCTTTTTGAAGGTCTGGATACGTTTTATGTCACCGCTGCAATGCGTGACCCAAACGCCAGCCACTTCCATGATGACGGCGCGACCATCCGGCGGAAGGGGGCCGTTCCTGTAGAGTTTCAAGGTGAACATAACCATTCTCCTGCTTCTGCTGTTGTCTAAACGCGGGGTACAAATGCGAAAGCCGCCCGGTGAGGGCGGCTTTCGCAAGTCGGGACGGAACGACGTGGTGCGAATATGTTCGCGGCGATGCTCATAGCAACACCGTCGAACGCTACTTTTCCATTCTCAAACGCGGCATTACTGGCGTTTATCACCACGTCAGCGAAGCGCATTTGCAACGCTATCTCGCGGAATTTGATTTCCGGTACAATAACCGCATGTCCCTAGGCATCACCGATGGGGAACGGACGGCCAATGCTCTTAAGGGTATCGAGGGCAAGCGCCTGACGGGTGGTGGGTCCACCTGAATAAGGCGAATGCTGAAACCCGTAGCGGCTGTCCGGAAACAGCACCATATTGGC